TCCCTGCGCATCCTCGCCACCGGCCAGGCCGCGCGCATCACTCCCATGGGCGGACGCTGGTTCGTCCTCCGCCCCCCCGCCCGCCTCGCCGAGAACCAGCAGGCCCTCAACTGGTATGCCGCTTGCACCGAGCGGCTCATCACCCTCCTCGGCACCTCGAACTTCTACAACCGCGCCTATGAGTGTTACGAAATGCGCGGTTGCTTCGGCCTCTCCGCCCTCGAAGTCACCGCCGGAGCCAACGGCCGCGGCCTCCACTTCCGTTCCCTCCCAGTCGGCACCTTCTCCGTCGCCGAGAACTCCCTGGACGAGGTCGATACCGTCTTCCGCACCGCCTACCGCACCCCGGCCCAACTCCTCGAACAATTCAAGGACACCTGCCCGCCCGTCGTCCGCAAGCTCGCCGACGACGCCCAGACCCGCGACAAGCCCTCCGAGAAAATCCTCCACTGCATTCTCCCCCGCACCGACCGGGATCCGCGCAAGTCCGACGGAGCCAACAAGCCCATCGCCTCCGTCCACATCCATTGCGCCACCGCCTCCATCCTGCTCGACTCCGGCTTCGACTCCGTCCCCATCGCCGTCTCCCGCTGGCAAACCACCCCGCTCTCCCCCTACGGCTGGGGCCCTGCCGACTACGCCCTCCCCGAGGCCGCCCAGGCAAACTTCATGGAGCAAATGCAGGACGTCCTTGCCGAAGTATCCGCCTTCCCGCGCATCCTCTACCCCGCCGGAATGAAGGACGAGATCGACTTCGGCGCCATGGGCCTCACCGCCTTCGATCCCGCCGCCGGTGAAAACGCCGCCCCGCGCGAGTGGCTCACCGCCGGCCGTTACGACATCTGGAAAGACCGCGCCGCCGACAAGAAACGCGCCATCGAGGACGCCTTCTTCGTCGAACTCTTCTCCGCCATCTCCCGCCTCTCTCCCGACGCCACCGCGACGCAAGTCTCCGCCATCGTCAGCGAATCCCGCGAACTGTTCCACCCCATCTATTCCAACATGGTCCGGGAATTCCTCACTCCCGTCCTCCGCCGTTGCTTCACCCTCGCCCTCATCCAAGGCGAAATGCCCCAGCCCCCCGCCGCCGTCATCCAGGGCGACGACCTCGGCCCCTTCATCGAGAACCCGGAAGTCGAATACATCTCCGCCATGGCCCTCGCCCTGGAGCAATCCCAGCTTGCCGGGCTCAACGACATCCTCACCGTTCTCTCCCCGCTCGCCGCCATTGATCCCTCATGGCTCATGCCCCTCAACCCGGAAACCATCACCCCCCACCTCCTCCGCGCCAAGGGACTGCCCACCATCTTCCTCCGCACCCCGGAGCAAATGCAGCAGATCGCCGCCGCCCAAGCAGCACAAGCACAGGCACAAGCCGCCCTAACCGCCACCGAGGGAATCCGCAACCTCGGCGGACCTGACCAAGCCGCCCGCGCCGCCGCCATGCTGCCGCAGTAAGCCCACCAACCATGGACCCCGAAAATGCCAACCAAAAAGCAGCCCAAGCCCGCCGCGACTACCTCGAAGCCCTCCTCACCACCTTCGAATCTCCCGCCGGCCGAATCATCCTCAGATCCCTACACACCGCCGCCGGCACCCGGCGCCCCGCCTACACCCCCGGCGGAAACCCCAATGACGCCCTCTGGCGCGACGGACGCAAAAGCATCGTCCTCGAAATCGAAGCCCACCTCGAAGAAGCCCGCACCGCCCACGGGTCCACCCCCACCGACGGAAAACCTCCCGTCACCGGCGGCCCGCCCGCCAAAGTGCGACGTCCTCGGAAGCAAGGGGGCTGATTACTTCGCCTACGCCGCCGCCCACGATCCCGACGACGAATTCCTCCGACTTTACGCCGGCACCCCCGAGCGCATTCACTTCATGCTCACCTTCCACGCCGACAACCCGGCCACCGAGCAAGCCCGCGCCCGCCTCGCCTCTCTCACCAACACCACCAAACCATGACCACCGAAGCACCACCGGCGCCGGCTTCCACGCCCGCACAACCGGCCACTCCGCCCGCAGCCCCCGCCACCCCACCGGCCAGCACGCCACCCCCACCACCCCCCGCCATCAACCCCGACGGCACTCTTGGCGAAAACTGGTTCCTCTCCCTCGGCGATGAATTCGCCCCGCACGCGGCCGACCTCGGCAAGCACAAGCACATCAAGTCCCTCATCACCGAACTCGACTACTTCCGCAAGAACGGCGTCGAATACCCCGCCGATCCCGCCGCCGCCGATCCGCGCGCCGTCGATCGCTTCCGCAAGGCCGCCGGAGTCCCCGAGAAACCGGACGGCTACGGCCTCACCCCCGAGGCCCTCAACATCCCCGCCGAGCAATTCGACGCGGACCTCGCCAACGCCATTGCCGCCAAGGCCCACGCCCTCCACGCCCCGCCCGCCGTGGTGAAAGGCATCGTCGATGAATTCAACACCATCCTCGGCAAGCGCCTCGGCGACCAGCAGGCCGCCGCCGCCAAGGCCCAGAAAGAAGCCCAGGACGCCCTCGTCGCCGAGTGGAAATCCGACTTCCAGCAAAACGCCTCCACCGTCCGCCACCTCACCACCAAGCTCGCCGAATCCGCCGGCGTCGATCCCGCGGCCGTCGCCCACCTCGCCAACGATCCCGCCTTCGCCCGCATGATGCTCCAGGTCTCTCGCCTCACCAGCGAAGACCGCAGCGTCACCCCTCCCGGCTTTGGCGACCTCCGCTCACCGGCCCAAAAGATCGCCGACATCCAAGGCGGCCGCGACCCCCAATGGTCCCCGCTCCTCAACTCCAAAAACGACGCCGATCGCCTCAAAGTCTTCGAGCACATGAAGACCCTCCGCGAACAAGCCGCGCAGTAATCCCCACCACCATCACCACGCCCGGACGGCTCCCCAGCCCTCCGGGCGTTTTTTTCTCTTCCACTGATCACCGCTCACTGATCACGCGGCACTCTTCCAGCACTCTTCCCCCCTCCAATTCCAATTTTCCTACCACCCGCCGCACCATACCCCCGCCTCAGTTTCACAGGGACAACTCCGATGGAGCCCCGCCGTGCATCGAGCGCCCCGCCCTGGAATGGGCATGGCCCCGACCCGCCCGCGCGGACAATCGAGCCGGAACACCACCGCCTCCATTAACCACAACTCCATCATCTTATGTCCACTCCCACCATTCCCACCTACTTCCGCGACCAATTCGCGGATTCGTTCAGGGACGTCGTCCAGCAAAAGGATTCGCGTCTCATGAAAACCGTTAACGTCCAGCGCGGCCTCACCGGCATCTCCAAGGAGATCGCCTTTGTCGGCACTTTGGACGATGAAGAGATCACGGGCCAAAGATTCAAGAAAGTCGCCGTGCAGGAGATCGACGTCGACGGCCGCTTCTACTTCCCGCGCGAATTCCAACTTCCCACCTTCGAATCCAAGTTCGACGAGCGGAAACTCGCCCCGCGCATCCTCGGTGCCGGCCAGATCATCACCGCCCACCAGCGCGCCTACATGCGCCGCTGCGACAACGTGATCATCGGCGAACTCCTCGGCAATGCCCATGTCGGCACCCAGGGAAGCACCACTCCCACCGCCCTTCCATCCGGCCAGATCGTGCCCGTGGACTACGTTTACACCGGCAGCGACACGGACAGCGGCATGACCGCCCCCAAACTCATCGAAGGCATCCGCATTCTTTCCGCCGCCGAGGCATGGAATGAGGACGTCGCCGCCATGGGCGAAATGCTCTGGTGCGTCATCGATGCCAAGGAAGAAGCCCGCCTCCGTCAGGAAGCAAACCGCGCCAGCGGGGACCGCCTCTTCTCCACCGAGTTCGGCGGCCCGCCCGTTTACAACGACAAGGGATTCCTCACCCGCTGGGGAGCCGTCAACTTCGTCGTTTACAACGAACTCCCCACCGCCACCGTCGCCGGTGCCGGCGGCAACGTCTCCGGCAAGAAAGTTCCGCTTTACGTCTCCAGCGCCCTCGAATTCGGCATCTGGCAGGACATCGAGGCCACTGTCGATCGCCGCCCGGACCTCTCCAACGCCATCCAGTTCCTCACGCAATACAGCATCGGAGCCGGCCGCGAGCAGGAGGAAAAAGTCGTGCAGATCAACTGCCTCGTCTGATCGGCCATAACCACCAACCACTAACGAAAGGAACAAACCACCATGGCCAACACCAATTCCAACATCGCCTCCGCCCACACGACCGCCCAGACCGACGGCCGCGCCCCGCTTGCTCCCCTTGCCAGCGGTGCCATGCCCGTCTTCATCCGCGGCCGTGTGACCTGCCCCGCCACTCCCACCGTCAACGACACGCTCACGCTTGTCCCCGGTGAGTTGATCCCGGCCGGCGCGCGCTATGCCCCGGAACTCTCTTGGGTGTATCCCGTCACCGATCCCGGAACGGCTCTCACCCTCGACGTCGGCCCCACCTCGAACACCGACGCCCTCGCCGACGCCCTCGCGCTTACCACCGCGGGCACCACCGGCGGACTCGTCCCGTTCGACGAATCCGGCACCGCCCCGCTCGCCATGACCTCCGACCTGGAGCACGTCTCCGGCGAGGACATCGTCGCCACCGTGATGACCTCCACCTCCGTCGTCGAAACCGTCATCGAGTTCGCCATCGCCTACTACGCCAAAATCTGAGCCGTAGCCGGTTGGCAACTGCCACCCCCAACCCCAAGCCCCGGATGCTCCCCAGCGTCCGGGGCTTTTTTCTAACGCGTGGGGCGATAGCCCTTTACTCGGCTTCCCCGCTTCACTCCCACACCTCTCCCGCGCGCCCGCATCCTCTACCCATGACCCTCACGGACGTTGCAAACCTCGCCCTCTCCGCGCTCGGCGAGCCGCTTCTCACCGACTACGCCACCGACAACGGCACCACCGCCGCCGCCGTCCGCCTTCATCTTCCCATTGCCCGGGACACCCTCATCGAAGGCCATGTCTGGAGCTTCGCCACCAAATGCTCCCGGCTCACCGCCGTCCCAGTAGTCGAGACCAGCGCCACCCTCACCACCGGAGCCGAAGGCGACAACAACGCCATCCTTTGGACCGCCGTCGCCGCCGGTCCCTCCGGAAACGAAATCTCCGTCGAGATCGCCGAGGCGGATGAAACCACCGACGAAATCGCAATCGCCGTTTCCCTGAACGCCATCACCGTCACCCCGCCCGGTTTCCCTTCCACCATCACCAACTCCGGATCTCTTACCATTGATGGCACTCCCTACCTGCTCACGGAAATGGTTTTGCAGGAAGGCTTGTTGGCAGGCAAACCCTACTACCGCCAGGAATTCGGACCAGAAGATATGTGCGATGTCTTTTGGAACGGCTCTCAATGGTTTATCAGTTCCGGCCATCCTACCGCAAATTGGTATTCCACTGACGACGTTCTCAGCCCGGATCTCGTCACAACATGGAATGCCACAGCCCCGGCAGCGGGCACCCCGGACTTTGCCGGCACCATCGCCAACACCGCTGCAGACATCATCGCCGCCACCACTGCGGACTTCGCCGCCTCCCTCCTCGTCACCGCTGAAAACTACGGCGCATCCGACGGCACCGGCGTAGTCGCCACCGTCGCCGCCACCAATCTTTCCGGCGGCACCTCCACCTCCACCGTCTTTGCCCCCGCCTACGGCTCCGCCTTCAACCTCCCGGACGACTGCCTCCGCGTCATCCAGATCGACACCACCGACCTCGACGCCCCGCTCAACCAGTGGGAAATCCAAGGCCGCCACCTCCTCCTTCCCGGGGAAAACGAAGACGCCCCCGTCATCCACTACCTTTCCAACTCCGCCGACGTCTCCACCTGGCCCGTCACCTTTGCCGACGCCGTCGCCTACCTCCTCGCCCACCGTCTCGCCCCGCTCCTCTCGGACGATCAGAACCTTGCCGCCGGCCTCCTCAACCGCTCCCAAATCGCCCTGGGCCAAGCCCGTTCCCGCGACGCACGCGAGACCCGCTCCAAAGAGAACCACGGCCCGCGCGCGCTGGCTGCCCGTTCCGGCCTGGTCACCTCCCGATTCGGCAGCACCGCCCCGCCCTACGGCGGCGCATCCCTCCCCGCCATAGCCGAAGATTCGTAACCCTCTTACCTCGCGTCTCCCCGCTCCCATCTCCCTGCTCCCCATGCACTCCGCCCTCCTATCCTTCAACACCGGCGAAGTCACCCCCTACGCCCGCCACCGCATCGACCTCGACAAGATCCCGGCCGGCGCCGAACTCTGCGAAAACTTCCTTCTCTCCCCTTACGGCAGCCTCATCAAACGCCCCGGCCTCCAATGGCTCCTTGCCACCACCAATCCCGGCGGCGTCAACTGCCACCTTCTGCCCTTTGTCGCCTCCACCGGCGACCAATACCTCATCCACTTCGCGCCCGACATCATCCGGGTTTACGACCTGAACGGCACCCAAAAGGACACCGCCCTCTTCATGGTGGACTACGTCTGGCCCTCGCCCGCATGGAACAACGGACTCCGCGCCATCCAAACCGTCCAACTCAACGACGTCGCCTTCATCGTCCATCCCGGCACCTTCCCCATTCGCCTCCGCCGCGTCGCAGATACCGATTGGACCACCCGTTTCATTCCCTTCACCCGCCCCCCGATGAAGGATGAGAATACCAACAAAACCAAAACCCTCACCGTCGCTTCCAATCCCGTCGCCCCGGATTGGGCAAATGGCGAAAACTATCAATCGGGAGACGTCGTTTTCACCAACTGCGAATGGGAATGCACCGCCGATCACACTGCCAACTCCACTGACAACAAACCCGGTTCCGGCACCGACTGGCGCGACTTTTGGAAACGCAAGTTCTACGTCGAAGGCGATCCCATCACCATCCTTTCCGACGACCGCGAGCAAGTCGCGTGGGAAGGCGTCACCTACACCGAATATGCGGTCGGAGACATGGTGAATATGACTTACTGGTCTCCCGGTTCCACTTCCGTCGCTTACTGTCTAGCGGTTCACGCCACGAACGACACCAGCCCCGGATCCACTGGAATTGTTTCCGGTATTGATCCAAACGACGATAATTCCTCATCCCACCCAACTGATGAACCTTGGCTCCTGGTGCCACAATGGTCCTCAAGTTACGGAGCCATCAACGTTGACGAATGCTGGCACCACAACAACATCATCTACAAGTGCCTCCTCAACCACCTGTCGTCTGATACCAACTACGAGCCCGGAGTGGGAGTTGATTGGACCGATGCCTGGTCCGTCTTTTACAACTTCACATCCGACCTCCCGCTCCCTGATTGGATCGAATACACCGGCACCCAATACATCGCCGGCCAAAAGGTTTCCCGCCGCGGCCGCGTCTATCAGTGCATTTTGGACCACTTCCCGGAATTCAACACCCGCCCAGGAGCCGGAGTCGATTGGGAGGACTACTGGATCGAAGTCTCCCGCATGGTCGAGGAATTCGAGGCCGACAACTTCTCCCCCGGCCTCTACATGCGCATCTCCCCGGAGCGCGACGAGCAGGACTTCCAAACCGAAATCACCGCCCAAGCCGCTTTCGACGGCCAAGCCTCCGAAGCCATCGCCGTTCAAGGAGGTTGGAACTTCACCACCTACGGCACTTGGCGCGGGATTTTCCAACTACAGCGCAGCGCCAACAACGCCAAAACCTGGACCGTTATCCGCTCATGGGAATCCGATGCTGACCGCAACATCGCCGACTCCGGCATCGAGGACGAGCCCGTCCTCCTTCGCCTCAAGTTTTTCTCCACCGGTTCCAATCCCACCAGCGCCACCACCCCGCGCGGAGTTCTTGCTCCCGAGCTACCCAGCGTCACCGGCTACGCCCTTCTCGACAACTACGTCAACGCCGACGAAATGACCGGCTTTGCCCACACCGCCCTCCTCAGCGGCAACACCTACAAATGGGCCGAGTGTCCCTTCAATTCCCGCGACGGCTTCCCCCGCGCCATCGCCCTCCATGAAGGCCGCCTCGTATTTGCCGGCACCGCCTCCCAGCCCGTTTCCCTCTGGCTTTCGGCCTCCGATGATTTCCTCAACTTCGAGACCGGCACCGAGGCGGACGATGCCATTGCCGCCACCCTTGCCCTCTCAAACTCCTCGCCCATCCGCTGGCTTGCTTCCCAGCGCCGCCTTTTCATCGGCACCAAATTCGGCGAATGGGCCGTCGGATCCGAAACCAGCGATCAACCGCTCACTCCCTCCAACTTCCTCGCCCGCCAATACACCGCCTACGGCACCCACACCGCGCAACCGCTCATCGCCCGGGACGCCACCTTTTTCCTCGAACGCAAAGGCCGCCGCCTCCGGGAACTCGCCTACGACGATTCCCGCGGTTCCTATGATGCCGTCGATTTGACCCGCCTCGCCGAGCACCTCTTCCGGGACGGCATCGCCGCCATGGCCTGGCAGCAAACCCGCGAGCCCGCCCTCTGGGCCGTCACCCGCACCGGCACCCTGCTCCACTTCGCCTACAACCGTCCCGAGCGCGTCGCCGCATGGTCCCGACACACCACCACCGGCGGCACCTTCCTGCACTGCGCCGTGGTCCCCTCGGACGATGGAGACGATCATGTCTTCTTCCTTGTCCTCCGCGGCTCCACCACCCACCTCGAACGCTTCCCCGCCGACTGGCTCGCCGCCCAGGAAGCCGGCGCTGGCTTCTTCCACCTCGATGGCACCTACGGCACCGGAGTCACCATTTCCATCCCCAGCCACCTCCGCACCACCGGAATCACCCGCCTGCTAAACGAAACCACCGAAACGACCCAAAACTACACCGGCATTTCCACGCAAGCCATCACCTCACAGCCTTGGGCGATCGGCAAAAAAATCTCTTCCCGCTTCGTCTCGCTACCCATCGACCTCCAAGCCCAGGACGGCACCACCCAGGCCCGCGACAAGCGGGTCTCTTCCCTCCGCCTCTCCCTCTACCAATCCCGCGGCGGCTCCATCTGGAACCGCACCGAGGCCGATGCCCAACCGATCAAAGGCGCCCAAGATTCCCTCACCACCGGCTGGACCGAGACCGTCCCCGATCCCGGCCATGTCACCGACCTAGCCTTCCGTCTCACCCACACCTCCCCCTTCCCTTTCACCCTCCGCTCCGCCGTCCTCCGCTTCCAAGTCCACGAACGCTAACCCCCACCGCGTGGGGCGATAGCCCTTTACGCGGCTTCCACACTTCACTCCCCGCCCTCGCCCCCGCGCGCGCATCGTTAGCCATGCGCTCCCGCCTCACACGCCTCCCGGTTTGGGTTTCCGGGTGCCTGAAACGCCGTTGGTTCCGTCCATGGTTCCCCACGGCGCGACCAGGGGGAGCCAAACCCTTTCCCCTGCCATGATCATCGGACTGCTAGGCCTCCTCGGCACCGCCGTTTCCACCGGCTTCTCCATCTTCGCCCAGAACCAGCAGGCCGAAGCCGCCGAAGCCGCGGCCGATTACAACAACCTCCTAGCCCGCCGCGAGGCCGACAACCTCGAACGCGAGACCGCCGAGCAGATCAAGCGTCGCCGGATTCAAAACCGGGACGCCCTCGCCTCTCTCCGCACCCGCCTCACCGCCTCCGGCGTGCAAACCACCACCGGCTCCGCCCTCCTCCTCCAGGGCGAGGCCGCCGGCCGCCTCGAACTGGAAATCGCCGATGCAGCCCGCGCCGCCGCCATGCAGGCCGCATCCCTCCGCGCCAAAGGCCAAATGGCCCTATGGGAAGGAGAACAAGCCGCCTCCTCCGCCCGCCTCGGCATGATCGGCACCGCTATATCCGGGCTAGGCTCCGCCTTCGGCCAATACCAAGAAGGCTCCTACCAAGGCCTCTACCCCCGAGTTCAATGATCCGCCTCCCAGACATCCCCAACCTCAACGGCCAAGCCATCAACGCCCCCGCCGTTTCCGCCGGAGCCATGGCCGCACCCGCCGAAGGCCTCGGCAAGATCGCCAGCGCCATCGCCGGCGTGAGTGAAACCTTCCACGACACGGCCATCCAGATTCAGAAAATCACCAACGCCCGGACCATCTCCGAGCGCAACCAGAAACTCGCCGCCGAGTGGTCCGCCTTCGAACTGGACCTCCAGAAAGACCACGACCCCGCCTCCCGCATCCAGCGCACCCGCGATTGGCTCGCCTCCGCGCAAAACTCCCTCATCTCCGCGGACGATCCCCCCGCCGTCGCCGACGAACTCACCAACCGCTTCGGCCACTTCGCCAACACCGCCTTCATCAACGTCGCCCGCGACTCCGCCGTCCTGGAGGAACGCCGCGCCGCCCTCGCCCTTTCCAACGAAATCGACTCCGCCATCCAGCACGGCAACCGCGCCGCCGCGGACGATGCCCTCGACCGATGGGCAAAAACCGGCACAGCCCTCCCCGAGCAGGTTGCACAGGCCCGCCGCCGCGCCTACGCGGATCTCTCCTACCTTACCTACAAGCAGGCCATCGCCTCCAACCCCCTCGAATCCGAGCGCCGCCTCAACGACCCCACCTTCTCCGATCCCGACCTCACCCCCGAGCAACTCGATTCCCTCCGTTCCGAATCCGAGCGCAGCGCCAACCGCTACCGCTCCGACTTCACCAACGACATCATCATCTCCGGCAGCGATCCCACGCCCGAAGACCTCGCCGAGATGGAGGCCGCCGGCCAGATCGACAAATCCACCCACGCCCGCTGGCTCACCCAGATCCGGGAGAAAGCCGCCGGGGCCGAGCCCCCGCACGACGATGCGATCTACGAGCAAACCTACACCCAGGTGATGACCTACGACCCCGCCGCCGATCCCTCCGGCCGCGGCCTCGCGCAGCTTCGCTCATGGATCGCCAGCCAAGCCCTTCCCAAGTCCGCCATCCAAGTCCTCAACTCCAAGCTCAACGACCGCCTCAACCCCGCCACCTCGGACACTCCCAAAGGCAAAACCGAAGGATCCTTTTTCTCCAAGATCGATACCGACTTCACCCGCGGCGACTTCGGCAAATACCGCTTCCCTGTCGATCACGACAACGACCCTTCCACCGCGCCCATCACTCCCATCAACCGCGAGGAATATGACAAGGCCTGGCGTTTGCGCGGCCAGTTTACCGAGGAGTGGCGCAAGATACTCGGCACCATGCCGCCCGAGGCCACCTTCGACCAGATCAACACCGCTTACGAGGCCCTCAAGAAATCGTTCAAGGACAGGAAACCCCTGCCAGACATTTCATTCTCCAAGCCCGCCAACCTCCCCTTCGATCCCGAAGGCACCTACCAAAAAGTCCTCGGCACCTTCGGCGGCCAGTCGGTGAAACCTCCCGGAGTCCCCTACACCGGAGCCGCGGCCACTGTCTTCGGCGGTCCCAATGATCCGGCAGACAACGGCAAATCCGCTTTTGGTGGTG